CTTATAGATGGTTTCGAGGAATGATACCAAGAAAAGCACTGAAATGTTCTGTACAGAGGATCCTGTAGAGTGTCCAGAAGCTTCTGTGGTTATATATGTTCCTTTCTGAGTAAAAGTAGGCAGAATAACTGTTCCGGAAGCTCCTCTTTGAAGTCCACTGAAGACATTTCCTACTTTTGTGCGATAAAGTATGATTTCATTGTTAATATAAAGAATTCCGTTCTCTTCTGGGAATCCATATCCACTCTCTAGAGTTAACTCATCAGAATCTGCAGTGATATTGACTGCGAGGACTCCAAACTCAATAATTTTCTTCTTATAGGTATCAAAATCTCTGTATTTCTGAAGATTCTGAAGCAAATCTTGTGAAAAACCAATACGTTCCTCACTCTGATCAGCAGTTGTCATAAATTTGACAAACTGCTTGTACGATTCACTAATAAACTCAGGTAAAGTGCTTCTTACCTGATCTGAAGGGGAGATTATTGTACTTTTATTCATGAGCTTAACACGTTAGTGTCTACGAGTGAAGTAATCTTGGAAGAATCAGAGTCCAACTCAAGATAAACTGATTGTTTAGCTACAACATCCTGCCCAAAAGGCAATGCCCTTATTTGAATCACAGAATTGGGTAAAATAGTGTTGACAAAAGTGACTGGAGATGTATATCCTAGCATCACCTCACCATTTGTGTAATCTACAGTACCAAAAGTGGCATTTGTGATGATTTTTGTGTTTGTAGAGTCCAAATAGAAGAGATAAACGTTTCCTAAGGTGTCATCTTCGAAATAATACGTCCTTCCATCATTATTTCCATCAGTCAGTAACTGGAAACCAGTAGAATAGATAACTGATGCACTTGTATCTGTCTTCATCGCCTGTTCAAAACAGATTTCATAAGATGTTGGAGCATTTGCGGTGATTGAGAAGTCCTTTCTCATCCTCAAGACTGTTGTGTTCCTTGTAATTGATGGATCAGCATCATCTATTGCTCCAACAATCCTCGAATACCTTGCGGCACCTCCAAACTTATTGATTGCAGAGGACACAAAATAACTTGAGATTGCCTTATTCACCTCAGAAGAGATTCCAGAAGAATCTTTAATAGTTGCTTTGTCATTATAATAAACCACAGTGTCATATTCGAGATAAAGAACCGCTGGATCCACCAAAACTATCTGAAGAGAAGCAATTCTGTAGTCATTTAATGACTCACTGATGTAGTTTTTAGTCAGAGTTGAAAGGCTTTCTCCTGAGTTTGGTTTGATGGCAATGAAAACTCTCCCATATTCTGGAATCGAGAGCTCCTCACCACCATAAACGTAAATATCACTAGCAGCAGGGTAGATTTCACGAATGATCGTTTCATAATCCTGACTGATAACGCATCTGTTTTGTGCTGCATAGGATTTTGGAGCGTTAAACTTAACAGAATTGACACTTTCGATGTTTGCTCCACCGACAGAGTCCGTAGCAGCTGTCAGAGTGGGCACAAATGTTACTTTGGCGCCTGCAGAAGTGAAAAGATCTCCTGTATAAGCAAAGTTCGCAAGGCAGTTGATGCCATTTGCCAGCTCTCCATTGGTAACTAAGTAAGTAACAAAGATCTTAGCGCCATCCTTTAGTGCTTTTCCGAAGTATCCATCACCAAACGTGAGCTCGTAGTACTCTTCATTCGTTTCTTCGAGCCAATATACAGTACTTTCGGCACTAACCTTAACTAAGTTGTTAGCTTGCTCAAAGAAAGTGTTATATTCCTCATTCGGATTCTGTTGAACCTCTACTCTAATGCTCGTAGAGTCAATGTCTTGGTTCTGCAGAACAAACTTTTGGTTGTAATTAGACTTATCTACAGTGAACTCGGCAGTTAAGTAAGTTCCTTCATAAGCAATGACATTACTGAAGGTACAAATACCACCAGTACTTACTGGAGAGGTCTGCGAATCAACAATATTAAATACAAAGTTACTTTTGCCAGTTCCTGTCAACCATAACATTCCAGGTCTAAGTTCTAAGAACGAAGGATAACCAGAAGGAAAGTCAGTTGTACTTAACCCATAAGAGAATGTAGTTGTACTTGATGCAGACCTAGCAGAAACTGGTGTATACCCAACTGCTCTTGCATTGGATACAACATTATTACGAAGAGTAGCAGATGACAAGAAACTTTCATTCGCAATCATATTAGTTGAATAAGCATTCAACTGCGCTTGATAAGAAATTAGGTTGAGAATAACTTGCAGGTTACTACCAGCGAAGTCGTAATCAGTAAACTGCTTTGTACTCTTGAGGTAGTTAACTAGATTAGACTTAATCTGTTCAAAATCGACCTCGGTTAATTGAATAGCACCGGACAATGTCTTTCCCCGTCTTTCAGTTATTTATAACTCATCTCGTAGGGGTTAGTATCTCTTGCACTCTATAAACCTTCTCGTCTCCAATAATACGATACTTAACAGTAACAGCAAAGTTATTCTGATCTGGTTGTACTTCAACAGATACTCCAAGGTCATCTTGGAAGAACAAATCATCAACACTACCAGGAGCATTGTTACGATACTGTGTCGAACTTATCTCTTCTGGGTTTGGTGGAAAGAATGTAACTCTAGATTCACAGAATAGAATAGCTCTTTCGATCTCACCAGATAACAAACCAGCAGTTGCAGAGTCTGCCACATCAAACAAGTATCTTTGAGCAGTACTTCCTATATCAGAGTTAAATGGCACCTCACTCGGAAGGAACATAATGATGTTCTTAATTGAATTGTTTATTGCTCTCTCATTCGTTAGCAGTGTAATGTCATTCGTAACCGGTGAAGGATTAAACGACAACGAGACATCAACATAAGTCTTGACTCTCTGTGATAAAGATATTCTTGAACTTACTTCTCTTCCAAAGGAATCAGACATTAAAAAAGGAGCGCCTTAACGCTCCTATTTATTATTCAATTGTCTAAGTTTACATCCTCTCGCCATTGAGAGTATTTTTCTTTAATTCTATCTGAATTAGGTTTAGTCTCATCCTTTGATGCATTTAGATATGCATCAGCTTTTGGATTAGTAATTAGAACCTTTGTTCCGTGATCTTGAAACATTGTTTCTTGTAGAAACTCTGGATGCTTGTTCATTCGTTCGTCGCTCATCCTCTTCCTTGCCCCCGATACTTTTTCTTTTGTGAAGAATTACTCTTTCGAGCATAACTGGTGTTCTTTGAACAACCTTGTCTTGTCTTCTTGTTAGTAGGAACAATCTCAACAGTTCCTGATTTGGTGTAGATAACAGCCATTAATCAATTTCCAAATAAAGTTTTTCAACCAACTCTTCTAATTCAAGAATACGTTGGGATTGGTTTTTCATCTCAATAATCATACCATCCAATACCTTGGTGATATTCTGATGCTCATCCTCACCAGGAGGACGATACATTAACTCGACAGGAGGCTCAGACATTTAGTGCCTCTTTAGGTGATGGAATAGTACCATCCCATACAGGAGTAATCATAATAGTTCTAGCGGCTTCAGGTCCGAACCTCAACCACATAGAATAGAAATCATCCCAATGTAGTTTATAAGACTTGTACTGTTTAATATTCTCCAAGGTAAGAACTGATAGTTCCTCTTGGAGTTCTTCAACAGTACCTTGATATACTTTTTCGAAATGATAAACGTCTTGGAATCATCTTTATAATATAGTGACTCTATTATTATAACAGAGTAAACTTCAGTCTGTCAGCATCTCTTCTTCAATGTTCTCAAGGAACTCATCAGAGATATGAGTATGAAGAATCTCAGCTGATACTTCATTAGAAGCATAACCTTCAGTCACAAGATACTCAATCACCATTTCCTTGGTGATTTCAGTTTCTTCCTTCTTAACACGATTGTCAAGGTCTCTACGACGTTGTCCTTCAAGCTGATACGCTTTGTTCTTATTCTTATTAGCAGAAGGAGCAGCGAATCTCTTCTCAAGTCCCTTCTTCTTATTGTCTTGCTCACGTTCCTTTACGGCACCCTTAGCGATAGGAGCAATGTCCTTATCAGTATGAGCCATACGAGCATTGTCCATATTACGAGCTTGCTTCTCACCTCTAGCGGTGTCAGGCTTCATTGCTGCCTTATCTTGTACCTTACCTTTAGGGAAAGGTTTGAACCCTTCTTCTACACTAGCTTCTTCGTTCTTCATAGCCTTCTTAATGGCTTTGTCCTTAGAACCAAAATACTCTTCCTTTGAAGATTCTACCTTACCATCACCATCATAATCCTTATCAGCCTTCTTCTCTTGAATAGGACTGACACCAAAGCCAGGACCTGAATAATGAGAACCCATCACGCCCAAAGCGCGTGAGTACATTGCCATACGGTTTTCCATAACTGTTTCCGTTGTTTCATTATTATTTAGTTCTAGAAGGTACTCATTACCAAAATCATCAGTGAATGATTCCTTCTTAGAAGAGTTACCCCAATTCTTAGCACCTTTAGCACGACACTTCACTAATGCACCAGAGGCATAAGCAG